TCATTCAGCGTCTGCACCAAGCAAGCAGATACCATAGCCATCCCGAGTTTAGCCCGGTGCAGATCTGATCGTTTGTCTTTGTCTTCCATGTTTGATCCCCAAGGTTAACCGATGCCCGTCCTAAAGAACGCACGGCACGAGAAGTTCGCGCAGGAACTCGCCAAAGGTAAGACGGCCGACGAGGCATATCAGCTTGCGGGGTTTAAGCCTAACCGGGGAAATGCAGCGCGTTTGAATGCAAATGAAAGCATTCAGGAGCGCGTGGCTGAAATCCAAGGCAAGGGCGCCCTCAAGGCGGAAGCAACCGTCAAGCGTGTTCTGAAAGAGCTGTCTCGTATTGGCTTCTCCGATCTTCGCCGCGTATTCGATTCGAACGGCAGGCTGCTTCGGCCTGAAGAGTGGGATGATGATACAGCCGCCGCAGTCGCGTCGGTCGAAGTGGTGACCCGCAACATCGGCGACGGAGAGGTCGAGCACGTCCACAAGATTAAGGTCTGGGACAAGAACAGCGCCTTGGAGAAGCTCGCCAAGCACCTCGGTATGTTCATCGAGCGTGTCGAGCACTCCGGGAGCATGAGCCTCAATGTCTTGCCAGAGGACGCCGAACTGTGACCCATGCAGGTAGCTCGATTAACGGAGAAACAGCGAGAGGCTAATCGCCTTCTTGCCGGCCCGGCGCGCAACATCATGCTCCGCGGCGGGTCTCGTTCCGGAAAGACGTTCGTTCTTTGTCGGGCGCTGATCCAGCGAGCGATAAACGCTCCGGGTTCGCGGCACGTCATATTCAGGTTTCGGTTCAACCACGCGAAGACGTCGGTCTGGTCCGATACCCTGCCAAAGGTTCTGGCCCTCTGCTTCCCGTCGGTTCGGGTGAGGTTTGACAAGACCGACTTCTATGTCGAGCTGCCGAACGGATCGCAGATCTGGATAGCCGGCCTCGACGACAAGGAGCGGGTCGAGAAGATCCTGGGGCAGGAATACGCCACTCTCTATTTCAACGAGAGCAGCCAAATCCCCTGGGCGTCCGTCGAGACGGCGATGTCTCGCTTGGCGCAGAAGTGCGAACTCGCTCCGGCGATCGCCACCGCGACAGGCAGGAAGTACCTCGCCCTCAAGGCCTACTTCGACTGCAACCCGCCGTCTAAGCTCCATTGGAGCTTCCAGATGTTCCGGGCGAAGATGAAGCCGGGCACGAAGGAGAAGCTGGCCAAGCCGGAAGACTATGCCGAGATGCAGGTGAATCCTGCCGATAACTCGGAGAACCTGCCGCCTGAGTATTTCGAGGTTCTGGCCTCCATGTCCGCGGCGAAAAGGTTGCGGTTTGAGGCCGGAGAATGGGCTAGCGAAGTCAGCGGCGCTCTATGGGCTCTTGAAGATCGGAAGGCGCCCGACGGGAAGCTGATGCCGGGCATAGACAGCCTGCGTGTCGCCAGCGCTCCTGAGATGCGGCGCATCGTCGTTTCCGTTGACCCCTCCGGTACGAGAGGCGATGGCGCGGGTGACGACATTGGTATCGTCGTCGCCGGCCTCGGCATCGATGGGCATGGCTACATTCTTGAGGACGGCACTTGCCAGTTGTCACCAGAAGGGTGGGGCAGGCGAGCGGTCGACCTCTACCATCGTCATCAGGCGCACCGGATCATCGCGGAACGGAACTTCGGCGGCGACATGGTGCGCTTCACCGTCTCGACGGCTGATAAGACCGCGCCCTTCAAGGAAGTCGTCGCCAGCCGAGGCAAAGCGGTGCGAGCAGAGCCTATCAGCGCGCTGTACGAGCAGGGCAAGGTTCATCACGTCGGAGACTTCCCCGATCTTGAAGACCAGATGTGCAATTTCACGCCGTCTGGATACCTCGGAGAGGGGTCACCTGACCGGGCCGACGCCCTGGTCTGGGCTCTCACCGAGTTGATGCTTGGAGGTTCGTCCTTCACGCTGACGAACGTCTAGGAGCGGACATGGCCAATATCTTCGCGCTCGTCCGCGACAGCCTGACAAACATGGTCGCCAGCCTGGGTACCAGCCGGGACAAGGCGGCGGCTAACGTCTATTCGATGCCGATGCTCACCGACGAGGAGCTGCTCAACGCCTATCGTGGCGCGTGGCTCCCCAGGAAGATCGTCGATATCCCGGCATTCGACAGCATCCGCGCTTGGCGCGATTGGCAGGCGAAGAAGCCGCAGATCGAGGCGATCGAGGCGGAAGAGAAGCGCTTCAACGTTATGGGCAAGCTGCTGGAGACCCGCATCAAAGCGCGGCTCTGGGGCGGCGCTGCGCTCGTCATCGGTACCGGCGACCAGGACCTGACGGCGCCGCTCGACGTCGAGCGTATCGGGAAAGGCGGTCTGAAATACCTCACGGTCATGACCCGCCGCCACCTCACGGCCGGCGAGATCGATCGTGACCCGGCTTCGGAATGGTATGGCAAGCCGAAGGTTTACCAGCTGAACTCCGCCGACGGCGCCCAGGTCGAAATTCACCCGTCGCGCCTGGTCATCTTCAACGGCAGCCAACAGCCGGACGAAGACATCGTGACGACGACCTATGCCGGCTGGGGCGACAGCGTTCTCTTATCGGTCTTCGATGCGATCAAGCAGGCCGACGGTACCGCGGCGAACATCGCCAGCCTCGTCTTCGAGGCCAAGGTCAACGTGATCCGCATTCCGGATTTCATGCAGAACCTCGGCAACGCAGAGTATCGGGCGAAGATCCTCGAGCGGTACACGCTTGCTGCCACGGCAAAGGGCATCAACGGCGACCTCCTCCTCGACAAGGAAGAGGAATACGAGCAGAAGACGGCGAGCTTCGCCACGCTGCCCGAAGTACTCATGTCCTTCCTGCAGATCGTGTCCGGCGCCGCGGACATTCCCGCCACGCGGTTGCTCGGCCAGTCGCCGGCCGGCATGAACGCCACCGGCGAAAGCGATCTGCGGAATTATTACGACCGCCTGCAGGCTATGCAGACCGTCGAGATGACGCCGGCTATGGCGCGCCTCGACGAATGCATTATCCGGAGCGCACTCGGCTCACGCGACCCGGACATCTACTACGAGTGGGCGCCGCTCTGGGGCATGTCGGAGAAGGAGAAGGCCGACGTCTTCAAGACGAAGGCCGATGCGGCCCGGCAGTTGGTCGGAAGCGGTACCGGGCAGGAGATCATCCCGCGCGAGGCCGTTTCCGATGCTCTGGTCAACACGTTCATCGAGGACGGCTCGCTGCCTGGCCTCGATGCAGCGATTGAGGAATACGGCAAGCTCGCCGAGCAAGAAATCGATCCTACCGAGCACAACGCGGCTGTAGTGGGCGAGGAGATCCGCCGTGAATGACGAAATGCGCAGCCGTCATTTCATCACGCACTCGGAATCCAAAGTGAAAGTACCTTCTAGCGGTTTGATCTCGTATTTCCGCTTGTATTCGCCCTCGCAGATAACGGCTGAGGCGGTTTCGGTGCCGATGACCAGTGCGACACCTGCGATTAGAACGTAAGCGATGATCGGAATGGGATCATCCGTCATGATTATCGAGCCGGAGCGTTCACCGGACACCGAATAGACAGCCTTGTTGATTTTGTTCTCGCCTGCTTGAAATTGCGCAGTGATGCGTTGCGTCACATCGATGCCCATCTCCTTGGCAGTTGCAAAAGCCATTTCTGCGGTAACTGCCTCGGGTATGTGCACTTCAATGGGCGTCTGGACGCCGTCCGACGCTCGCACGAACGTGCCACCTATTACGTAAGTGCTGTCCACAGCCTCAAGCGTAGAAGTGGCCCCGACCGCTAATATTGAAGTGGCATCTGAGTCTGTGACGGTGATTTCCGCGGTGCCGAAAGTATTTTCCGCGTTGGCAACCGATGCCCAGGATACGGCGCCAATCAGCGTCCAAAAAAGCGCTTTCATCGCGTTGGCCCCCCATTTGTAATGCCTAATATGCTGCCACGATAAGTTGTCTGGTTCAATGTAGCCCTTCCGGGCTATGCCAAACGAGGCCGAGCAATCATGAAATTCACAGACCTTGCACCGATCGCGGGCACGCGACGGACCGCCGACGGCTACCTTGTTGCTGACGTCCGCACCGCGCGCACTGGCATCCAGCTCTATGCCGGCCATGAGGTCGGAAAGCCTGACATGCAGGTCGTGAAGGTCTACCGGCCCGAGGACCAGGTCTTCGACAAGGCCAGCCTCGGCAGCTACGCGCATAAGCCGGTGACGAACGATCATCCGGACGAGGCCGTCACCGCCGACAACTGGAAGGCGCTCGCCGTCGGCTCGATCGGGGATGAAATTGCGCGGGACGGGGAATTCGTCCGTGTCCCGCTCGTCGTCATGGACGCAGCAGTTATCGGCGAGATCGAGGGCGGCAAGCGCGAGCTCTCCGCCGGCTACACCTGCGACCTCGCCTGGGAGCCGGGCACCACGCCAGCGGGCGAGAAGTACGACGCCATACAGAAAGATATCCGGATCAACCACGTCGCCATCGTGCAGCGCGGCCGCGCCGGATCAGAAGCTCGCATCGGCGACGGTGTGAGGTCGTGGGGCGCTGCCCCGTTCACCAGTGATCAGAAACCGAAAGAGGACA